GAACTAGCATCGGTCCAGCATGTCCATAGTTTTCCGGCAATAGTTGCTCAAACAGCTCGTCACTTAAAGCCTTCTCCATAGTCTTATCAGCAGATACTTCTACCTCAACGATACGCAGTTGCTCTGACTCAGGCGTAGCCTTTAAAGCCGCCATCTTATCGTGCATACTGGCATTGCCTGAGAAGAACGCTGGTAGTGACCAAGTAGTATGGTTGACCCGCATCTCGTTGGCATTAGACTTCATACGGTTATTAGACCGCCCTTGAGATACGCCATAGGCTACGTTACTGACTTGGTCGTTCTCCATATTAGTCACCTCGTCTGTACAAACAGCTATGTTATTAAACACACCCATTTGGTGGAACTGTGACTTTAATGTATCCCTAGCAATCAGCATCATATCGGTAGGGTTGCCCCAAATACTATTGATGATTCGCTGAATGGTTGTCTTACCAGTACCTGATTCGTTTTCCGTAATAGAGTAGATTAAACCCTTTTGATTAGTAAACTTCATTAGCGGTGCGCCCAGTCCAGCTAGGAATAAAAAGGCACGTGCCTCTTGCCCTTCTCTGTTGTAGGTGCTGACAATCCGTTGCCATTCGACTAGTGTGCCTCTAGGCTTAAACATAGAAACAAAAGCTAAAGTTGTATTAGATGGTGGGGAGTAGTTGATACCAGTAGGGGTAATCTCTCTATCGCCAACAATAAACTTAGTATCTTTATCGCACCAGCCAAACTGGGTACGCATCTGTTCAGATATTTCTCTGTCTTGCAACTCTTTGGTGAACGCCGTTATATAACTCATAATCTGTTTCATCTCCTCAGGGTCGCCAATAACCCCATGTTTAGACACAGTTTTCTTAAACTCATCCGAAGTCATCAAGGCTTGATTGGAACACGCAAACTCACGGATACCGTCCTTTGGTAGATGCACTCGCATCCAAACCATATCGCCTAAGTCAGGGTCAATCATGCGTTTGACTACATAGAAGTCGTGCTTAAAGATTAACTTATCGTCAACGCTTTCTCCGTCTTCTTTTGTATAGCCTTGCTTATAGATACCACCTTGCTTACCTCTGAAGTATGGGAACGGTAGCTCAGGAATCTTATAGGTAACATTTGTAGCAATCTCTGCGCTAGGTAAAGTAACGGTGTTATCTTCTTCAGTAGCTTTAGCAATCTTTGCGCTGATTGAAATAGGACTAGTAACTTTGCCTTTATTCTTGCATCCATCGCAACCGCCGGGGTTATGCCCTTCAATGGTGGTGCAGTGATAAGGTCCTGCTATGTCATTAGCCTTATTCTCCGTATCCCTAGGCGAATACTCGGGGTGGTTCTTTGACATCCTATGGATAGCAATTTCTCTATCTTCGCAAAACTGTGCAATAGATAAACCCGCACGCCATTGGTTATAGTCAATCTTGTCTTGGTTTTCATAAAAGTATCTAAGCTGAAGACACTCATTATTCTTCATGAGGCTACCAAAATTAGTAACTTTATTACCCAGCAATCTGCGGGTAGTCTCATCCATCGGACGGCGGGGTGCTTTACCAAGGTCAAGCTCAATCTCAATTCCCTGCATAACTTTCATGCGGAAATCTTCGTAGTCCATGGATGGGCATACAGCTTTCCACTCTACCTGTAACGGTGGCTCAGACTTGAAGTTAAGCGTATCAGGAATACGTAATACGCAAGCTACATCAGAAATCTTAGATGGGTCAGCCTTGATACCTAGACGCTTAAGTTGTTGCTTCCAGTATTCGCAAGTCTTTAGCCACTCTGTTTTTTCAAGAGCGTCATTCATCACCCAATGCACATGGATACCGTTACCTGAGTTGATGATGTTAGGCTTAGGTAAACCTAGTTCTGAGCAAAGCCTTCTAATATCGGTAAGGGCTTCCGCCTGTGTAGCATATCCAGTACCCGCTTCAAAATACGATTCACCACAATCTAAATCTAACCAAAACGACTTTTGCCATCCTGCGTTAATTGCCTTTCTGTTTTCATTTGTAATAAATTTCGAGCATCCGAAATACACATCTTTCTGTTTATCAAGCAGTTCTTGAATGACTACTTCAGCTTCTGCAATCGTTTGTACAAAGTGCGTAATCGGTGTGGTCTTTTTCTTATAACTCCCTATGCAATACCAGCCTAGTCCTTCTTCAGGTAGTATCGTAGAGAGAAAACTATTCCACGAGGTCATCTGCATCCTCAAATTGCGCCGACAATAATCCCATCTAGCTGGATGGCGCCCAGCTTTCCGGTTGGCTTACGCCTTCTTTTTTAGGTACTTGTAAATCTTTACTTCATGTATTTTGCTGGGTTGGCTTTTGCCTAGGAACCAAGCGTATATAGCAGTACGAGATACACCAAAATGATTAGCTACTTCTATTACAGAAATATCTTTCTTGATGCACAACCTAGCTAACATTACGCCGACTAATTGTTGGTTGGCTTTAGCAACAGCCTCAGTAAATTTTACGGAATATCCAGTCATATTATTCTTATTAGGTGGGGCGAGTTGGAAAAGTAACTCTTTAAGTAATCTTTACACCCCGTTACTATTATGCCCAGTCGTCTAATACAGCGTTAATATCCTTAGGCGTTTCCGCTTCAGTCTTCTTAGCACGCTTAGTAGGTTCAGGTGTTGGCTCAGCTTCTACTTCTGCAACAGGAGCTGGTTTAGCTACTGGCTTAGCTTCAATCTGAGGTGCGCCATCAATCGCCGCAGGAGTCTGACCAATAGCTGTCTTAGCTTCGGCAGTCTTGCCCTTAGCAAGTGCATTAGCAAACTCATCTTCTTCCAAGTAGCGTACTGCTTTGAAAGTAAGTTTAGGTGTGGCGCTAGATGTGTCAAAACGCATCTCTGTAACGACTGAAGTTACGGATACATTGTTTGTACCCAAGAGACGAACATAGGCCTCAAGTGGTAGCTTGCCATCTGTACCTTTACCAAAGATAGACTGTGCTGGTAGGGTTAATTGGAAGATGTCGCCTTGCTGGTCATTCTCAAGCAATACGGCTAGACGGCGACTAAAGCGGCATGCACGACCTTTTCCGCTAGGTGCTGAGCCATCCACGTTCTGTGGGCAATCTTTACAGGCTGAGGCTTGTGGTGCTGTGCTCTTTGGATTTGGGCTGATGCCATTGTCTGAAAAGCAATCAGGCATCTTAACTGTCTGACCTTCAGTAAACGTAGACTCATAGAAAGTACGGGAGTTATATTGAGCCGCACCTACGATAACTACATTCATCGCACGTTCTTCATTCTTGGCAACTTCTTTACCGTCAACTACCATACGGAATACAGAACCCTTGATTGAGATACGCTTGATACTTGGACCACTAGCAGCGCCAGCGCCCATCAATGCTCTTGTTGTTTCATCTACACCGCCACGTAAGTGTGCTGGTAGGTTTCCTTTTAACATGCTAAGTTCGTTAGCCATTTGTCACTTCTCCTTGTGTGTTTGTTAATACATCAATATCATGCTTCTTAAAACGCAATTTGGTTCCTACTTTGAAATGCGGTAGTTTACCCTCCCTACATAAAACATAAATCGTCTGACGAGAGACACGTAGTATCTTCGCAACTTCGTCAACTGTCAATGGCAAGTTCTCCATTATCTTTTTCTCCTTACTGTAACTGTGTATCGGTTATTAACATTCATGCCGGGTGGCATTAGCGTTGGGTTTTCATCTAAAAACTGCTTCATGTTTGTTCCGTTAATGCCTTTACTTAACACCTGCGGAATGTCATGTTCTTTAATAAACTTATACATACTTTCCCAATCAGTAGTCTCGTAGCGTGTCTTTACAGTCCTGAATACAGTGCCATGCGGAGTCTTTAGGCTATCTACCCCTAGCTCCTTGCACATACTCATTAGCTTCTCTTCTACCATGTCCATTTGGGCTTCTATAACTTTATCTTGTGCGTCAAACTCTGCTTGCAATTCTGCACGCTTGTCACGCATTTTTATGTATGCTCTTGTTAGCCTATCTGCTAACCCTTCTTCACTCATTTTCTGTTCCTCTCTGCTCTGTTGTACCATTGTGTTATTAGGTCTTTTAG